ACGATATATTCGAGTCTATTTATAACGACCCCAGTGATACAGGTATATTAGATGACATACGTGATTTACGTAGATATCTATTATTAGTAGAAGGGTTTATGACTTCAGTAAATACTGGCGATAGTGAGACCCATGACTAGAGGTATAACGTTTAGTGCTTTTGATTTGTTTCATGCAGGGCATGTAAGCATGTTGTCTGAGGCTAAACAAGAATGTGACTATTTAATAGCCTGTATACACGCTGACCCTAATAAAGAAAACTCAGATAAAAATAAACCTATACAAAGTTTATTAGAACGTCAAATACAGGTAAACGGTTGTCGTTACGTAGATGAAACTTTAGTGTATGAAAGTGAAGAAGACTTACGTAATATATTAAGGACTGTGCCTTGGGACGTAAGAATTATAGGGGAAGAGTATATGAATAAACATTTTACAGGTAAAGAAGAGTTTAATTTACCTAGTAAAAAAGTTTACTACAACTACAGACAACATACTTTTAGTAGTAGTGAGTTAAGAGAAAGAATTACATGCAAAGACAAGTAAGTTTATTTACGCCCGAGGTGGACTGGACTCCACCCAGTAGTTTACCAGAGTTGAGTGGATACAACGAAGTAGCTATTGACTTAGAGACATACGATCCATTATTAATGTCTCATGGTCCATCTTGGGCGTTCCCAGACGCTGGGTACATAACTGGTATAGGGGTAGCGACTAAAGATTTTAGTTTATATTTCCCTATACAACACGAGGGTGGGGGTAATTTAGATAAAGGTTTAGTGTTAAGATGGTTTACTAAACAAATGACGTATAAAAACGATAAAATATTTCATAATTCTTTATATGATGTTGGTTGGTTAAAACGTTATGGTATACAGGTACACGGCAAAATACAAGACACAATGTTCGCAGCACCCCTTATAGATGAGAATCAATATAGTTACTCACTCAATAATTTAGGAGAAAAATATTGTGGAGAAACTAAAGATGAAACTTTACTTGTTGAAGCAGCAGAAGCATATGGGTTAAATCCTAAAAGCGAAATGTATAAACTACCTGCTAAGTATGTAGGTCCATACGGTGAAAAAGATGCCGAGCTTACTTTAAAATTGTGGCAGGTTTTTAAAGATTTAATTAAATTAGAAAACGTAAATAAAATATATGAGCTTGAAACTTCACTTATACCTATATTACTAGACATGCGTTATAAAGGCGTACCAGTAGATTTAGAAACTGCTGAAATAGTGAGTAAAAGATTAAAGAAAGAAGAAGATGAAATACTTAACGCTATCAATAAAGAGTTTGGTATGAAACCTGACCTTTGGGCAGCACAATCAGTAGCTACAGTATTTGATAGAGCAGGGCTAAGTTATCCACGCACACCTAAAACTAATGCTCCATCTTTTTCTGGTGACTGGTTAGAAACTCATGATCATAAATTAGCCAATAATATAGTAAGAGCACGTAAGCTAAATAAAGCTAGAACTACTTTTATAGATAAAATGATACTAGAACATAACGTAAACGGTAGAATACATGGAGAACTGCATCCTTTACGTAGTGACCGTGGAGGCACAGTAACAGGTAGGTTTAGTAGTAGCAACCCTAACCTACAACAAGTACCTGCTCGTAACGAAGACATAGGTCCACTTATACGTAGTATTTTTGTACCTGAAAAAGATCATTACTGGGGCGTGTTTGACTATTCTCAACAAGAACCTAGACTTACTGTGCACTACGCTTCTTCTACAGAACAAGAAGGTGCTGAAGATGCTGTAGATGCTTATCGTAACAAAGATGCAGACTTTCATCAAGTAGTAGCAGACATGGCAAACATAAGTCGTAAAGAAGCCAAAATTATTAATTTAGGTTTGAGTTATGGTATGGGCAAAGACAAGCTAGTAAAACAACTTGACTTATCTATGCAAGAAGCAGAAGTACTGTTTGATACATATCATAAAAGAGTACCCTTTATAAAAGGGTTACGTGATCAATGTGCTAGGATAGGAGCTAACCGTGGGTACATCACTACTATAGCTGGGCGTAAATGTAGGTTTAATTTATATGAGCCTATGAAAGAAAGAAATACACCATACCCTTATGAAAAAGCAGTCACCGAATATGGTAACCAAGTTAAAAGAGCTTATACATATAAAGCTATGAATAGACTTATACAAGGCTCAGCAGCAGATATGACTAAACAAGCTATGGTTGAACTATATAGCGAGGGCATATTACCACATACTCAAGTTCATGATGAGTTAGATATATCAGTTACTGACCCTGACCAATGTGAACTTATTATGAAGATTATGTCGGAATGCACACCTTTATGTGTCCCCAATAAAGTTGATGCAGAGATAGGTAAAAGTTGGGGAGAAGCAACAGTACACTACAAGGAGTTTTTTAATGAGTAAACGTACAGAAAAAGATGAAATGTATTTTGATATTTACGAGCACTACTGTAATGATGCTATGACTCTAGAAGAGATAGGCATCAAATACAATATCACTAAACAACGATCATGGCAGATTGTTAGGTTTAGTCAGTTAGGTGGTGGTGACTATTACGCAGGATACAAAACTTATATGGATAAAAAATATGAGATTGATCACACACCTGAACTTACCACTAAACAAAGAAGTAACCTACTTAGAGCTTGGTTAAATGATCAAAATATACGCCTTATAAAAGGTAAATACGACTCTTCAACCGTAAGTTAAATTATTTTTTGATGATGCTTTTAATCATTAATGAGCTAAATTATAGTAAGGGTAGTTAGCTAATGACGGCTAACGTAACAACCTTTAAGGAGGTATTATTATGGCAGCAGCCGTAGAATCAATGGCTTATGCAGGGGAAGTTCCTTGGCATGGTCTAGGTGTACAAGTCAGTAATGATTTGACTCCTAAAGAAATGTTAGTTGAGGCTGGTCTTGATTGGTCAGTTAGTAAGCGTGAAATATTTACATATGACGACGCTGACCCAGATAAGTCGGAAGACTTAATTATGGCACCTAACCACTCACTACTCGTAAGAGATAGTGATAATACAATCTTTGGACCATGTGGACCAAAGTTTATACCTACCCAAAACGAAGACGCTTTTACGTTTTTCAAGAAGTTTACCGACGCTGGTAAAATGACTATGGAAACTGCAGGCTCTTTGAAAGACGGTCGTCAAATATGGGGGTTAGCTAAAGTTGATGAAAGCTTTACCCTACCAGGAGACGATAGGGTATTAGGCAACTTACTTGTGTCTGTTAGTCACGAGTGGGGTAAATCTAACGAAATTAGGTTTACGCCTATAAGAGTAGTATGCAACAATACGTTAAGCATGGCGTTAGCTGATAAAACTCAGCCACACTTTAAAATGCCACATACTAAAGCGTTTGATGCAGACCTTATAGCTACCGCAGAAGATGCGTTAGGTTTAGCAAGTAACCGTATGAAAGAATACAAAGAAGCAGCAGAGTTTTTATGCACTAAAAAGTATAATAAAGATACTGTGGTTTCTTATATTGCTGATTTAATGCAACCTAAACTAGCTATGCAACAAAGACTACTAGAGCAAAGTAAAACTGAAAAAACATATTTAGCCCGTGCTACTATGTTAGATGAGTTTCAACGTGCTCCTAGTAAGGTATACGAAGCACTTGAACAACAACCAGGAGCTAACTTAAAAAGTAGTGCTGGTACTTGGTGGGGTGCTATGAATGCCGTAACGTTTGTCGTTGACCATAAATGGGGACACGACCGTGACGCAGCAATGCATAACGCTTGGTTTGGGGCTAGGTCTAGTTTAAAAACTAAAGCTATGACTACAGCTATCGAATATGCGAGGGCTGCATAGTGTCTACTAGTGTCACTTTTGTTTACTTCCTACCTGACTTTCCTAGTCGGGTAGTGAAGTTTGATATGACTGAGATGCATAAGGTAAGGGGCGGTGGTATAGCTATAGGTGACCCAGACATTATGGCACCAGCTCTACCAATTAAAGAAGCAGAACGATGGTATAAAGTGCACACTGGTAAAGATAAAACTTTTAAAGATATGAAAACTGGTCAAAAAAGTTTATATAGTGTGCTTATGAAAAAAGCAGTAGATATGGAGGAGGAAGACATGTCAAATAAATACAGGCAAGTGCCTAAAATAGATATACCTAAACCTAACAATTATTGTAAGACTGTACGTGGTCGTGATCCTTACGACACTAGTCAAATACTCACTAGGACTGATAAAATGCCTATGAGTCAAAACAATAAAGACAGACTTAGAAAATATGAGGGTAAACCTACTATACAAGAAGTTTTAGATAAAGGTATACTCAATCTTAACGATATTAAATACGATATTAAACTAGGTTATATAACTAAAACATCTAAGGTTACGGGTTAATATAAGCCGTTTTAAGCGTATGATTAATAAATAAGGTATAACCCGCCTTACTTTAAAATTCATACGTTTAAAAACCTTTAAAAATAAGATAGCATTATCCTTTACTGATTTATATTCAGTAGGTATTATATAGGTATTATATTTATAAGAGGTTTATATATGAAAAATCAAGAAACAATATGGGTAGTGAGCTACGGCTCTACCTCACTAGATAATAGAAGTGAAATTATATGTTATGATGAAGATTCTGTTGAGTCAGCGTGTATGAGTATTGATGACAGGTTAAACCCTGAAACTATATACGTATTCACAAGACCACACACTAGTGAGTCAAACGGTTATTTTTGGAAAGGAGGACACATACTCGTAAATGGAAAATGACACTCAAATACCTATACCTAGTAGGTCAGAAACCGCAACTCAAGTTTATCACTTTTATAAACTAGATGTAGGCGACCACATGGACATTAACACTGAAGCACCTGACGATTTAAAAAGAGTGCGTGGTGCTGCTAGTATATACGGTAAACGCAATGATAAATCTTTTGTCACACGTAGCGTGTTTCATGAGGGTAGGAAAATATTAAGGTTATGGAGAACGAGGTAGTATCATATTTACGTTGCGCTTGTCCAAAGTGTAAGAACCCTGTACCGACTAAAGCACGTAAATATTGTTCTGATAAATGTTTAAAAAAAGCTATGACTTTAAGAAATATGGAAACCTATAAAGGCGTTTATTCTGAGTTTGGTGAAAATAGTGGACCTCGTAGTATGATAAGTGAAAGTTCTATACGTAAAGATGAAACTCATGTTACGGGTAACGGTCAGTTTGCAGTTGACGATTACCCCGTTGACCCTGATATATACGCTATAGCTGAGGCTAACCACGAACAGTATATTCTTGATAGAAATGAACATGAAGCTAGAGTAGTTCTTGACGGGTTACTGATTTTTCAAGAAGAGTATGATAAACACCACGAGGTTTCTTATGCCAGAGAACAAGCTAAAAAACGTGAGGCTAATTTAACAGAAGACCAAAAAATAGCTAGAATTAATCAATCAAAACAATATCAAAAAGAAAATAAAGAAAAAATAAACGCAAAACAAAAAGAAAGATACGCAGCAGACAAAGAAAAGTACAGGGAGTACTCTAAAAAATATTATGAACGCAAAAAAGAAATTATCGCCGAAGCAAGAAAAATACGCTCAAAACGTAGCTAAAGGCATGAGTAAAAAAGACGCTGCAGTTAACGCAGGGTATAGCGAAAAGAATGCTAAACGTGCTGGTTATGTGCTTGATTCTGACGCTAACCCATTAGTAAAACAAAGAATACATGCTTTACAGGAACGTGCTGCTAAAAAAGTAAGTTTAGATTTATCTACTCACCTAACCGACTTAAAAGATATACGTGAAGGAGCTATGCGTAACGGTGCATGGTCTGCTGCGGTGACTGCTGAAGTGGCTAGGGGTAAAGCAGCAGGATTGTACATAAACCGTAGTGAGTTAATAGTAAATAAAGTAGAAACCATGTCGAAGGAAGAAGTGTTAGAACGCATGAAACAACTTTACTACGACACGGGTGGCATATTACCAGCTGGCAAAATTATTGAAGGTGAGGCAGAAATAGATGAGTAAAGGTAGTAAAAGAAGACCAGAAAATAGAAATAAATATGATGAGGCGTGGGAAAAAATATTCGGTAAGAAAAGGAAAAAAGAACCGCATATCAATAAGTTAAAGAAAACTAAGTGAATATTCCAGTAAGAGTCTGGATGACTGTTTTTAGTATAACTACTGAAAACGGTGAAGAAAAAACTTTTGAAGGACCGCATATATTTGCGTTTAATTATAACGAGGCTAAGTATGAAGCTGACTTATTAAGTAGTGCAGCAATATCTGTGGATAAGAAAATTAAAGTAGAAGTAGTGGGGGAACTTAACGAAAAAACACAACAACCAATAGTACACTGAGGAGGTACAAAAATGAAATTAGAATTTAAAAAAGAAAAACAGAATACACAAGGAGTCCAATTTAGGATAGATCCAATCACGAGTCAAAACTTAACCGCATTAAGAAATTACTATTCTGAACAAACGGGTAGAAGAGTTACGACAGGCGAGATATGTAAACAACTAATAAACCTGCAAGCAGAAGAGATTAAAAATGGATAGGTCAAAACCATATAGAATAAAAAATACCATGTTAGCTATACAATCAGACTGGATGATTAACAAAACTACGTTAGCTATGGTACAAGACGCTGAGCCAGAAATTATAAAATTTCACTCAGGCGACGGTACTCAAAAACTAGAGATACCGTTACAAGAATATATAAAAGAAGAACTACCTGACGTTTACTCAGTGCCTTTATTTACGGAAGACTTCTGTGATATGATGCTTGATGAAATAAAAAACATGGAGCTGTATTTAGGGTTTAAAGAAAACGATGACGAGGACGAGTTACGACAGATACCTGAAATAACTCTGCAAGACAACATACCACAACTAGCCTCTAACCTACATAGCGTAGCCCTTAACCATATGAATCCTTTATTTACTGCAGTGTGGCAACGTTACAGCCTTAAATATAATTCAATACAACTAGCTAACTATAATCTAGCTAAAAAAGAACAAGGTGAGTGGCATCATGACGCTAGTGCTGATATATCAGTAGTAGTGCCTTTAAATACTGGTGACTACGAGGGTGGCGGAACTGAGTTTCATGGTAGGGGCGTTGTACCGCCATTACCACGAGGTCATGCTTTATTTTTCCCTAGTTTCACCCACATGCACCGTGGACTAAAAGTAGGCAAAGGTGACAGATATCTATTAGTGTTTTGGTTACTAGGTGCATATGATTAAACTTTACTATGTTAAAGATGTAAGTTTAAATACTATATAAAGTTATAAGGAGTAAAAAATGACTAAGAAACCCATACTTACACTCGTAAGTGATAACCCTGAAGTAAAGACATACTACATACCATTAACACACATAGAAATAGATTTATACCCTGTAAAAGCTAAAAGCCCTGAACAAGCAATACGTAAGGCTAACGCTGGTGAATATGAAGGTATAAGTAAAAAGTTTACACTACAAGAATCGCATACTAACCATGCTTATACTAGCACCCACGTACCTGAAGAATCACTACTAGCTAGACAAATAGACCACTATAGCATAGAAATAAAAGATTTTGATTATCCTTTACCTTCAAACGGATCATAGCTATATTAATTTTAGGTTATAAGCTACCTACAAAGCAGGCGGTTGATCAGTCAAATAAGGGTAGGCTAAGATACTAGTTAAAATACGATGCGTGGCGAGACTAGATAGCTTATAAATTAGGTGGTCACTGTTAGGTAGACTAGTCAAAGGGAATAAAACCTATGCGACCTTTCCCTCGTGACCACCGCCATATATTATAGGAGTAAAAATATGGATATAGAACTTAGAAAAGATATAGTTAGTAGTCTTAACTTAATAAAAAAGATTGTTAATAAAAACTTAGATACTGAAGATAATGCTAAAGAAGGCTTATCTACATACATGGCTTTAAATATAATTGATATGGTAGTAACTAACCACATACAATTATTAGAGTTATCAGCGGAGAGACGTAATGACAGTAGAATGTAATCACGACTGGGCTAATAGCTATAGTGTAAATAAATTAGGTACACTAGACAGCGTATTAGAATGTAATAAATGTGGTAAGCGAGTTAATGAAAGTCACGGTAATATTGAAAAATTACCACACTTAAAAAACGTAAGTGATAAAGCTTACGAAACATTAATTAGATTATTTAAAACTAATTTTTAGGGAACTAGCGTTTCCAACAACAGCTGTTTACTGAGTGACGGCGAAATCGACCTAGATGTGTGTGACGCTCAAGCTAGTTCCGTAGGTGGGGTGATAAGTATCCTCTACTCATAATAACGGGCTAATCTAGGACACTCAGTACTATTTTTATAAGGAGTAAAAAATGGAAAAAGAAAATGAACATATAACAGTATTTACCATACGCATAAAAGACCCTGAAACTGGTCATGCTTGGGGATGCTGGGAAAAATATATTAAAGGTCAGTATAGCCATGAAGCTAAAATAAATGACAAAGACATGGAAACTGAGATGGCTAGGCTTATGAATTTAGGGTTCAAAGTTTTAAAGTCTGGGGTTACTTGTTGTTTAAGGGAATCCTCTTACGATAAATCTATAACTGATAAACTGAAAGAAGAATCATTTTATACTGTTAGTTATATACAATAAATTGTCACCTGAATGTGGGTTAATTGTATCTCTTTGCTCAGTGAGAGGTAGCTAACTATATACCATTAGCAAAAGGTAGTAAGTGTCCACATCTCAGGTGACCTCCTAGTATTATGCACTTACTACCACACTGAGCACTTAATTTCTTTTTGAGTATGCTTTACTTTACTTATGATCAAACCTATACTTACTATGTAACTTAATAATACAGTCCAGGAGGGCTACTACTATGACGAAAAAAGCTACAGTAAATAAAAAACTTGCGTCAGTGAAAACGCAGGTAAAACAGGCTAAACTCAACAACAACGTTAAGTTTGGTAAATTTCATCCTGATGCTAAATTAAAAGCAACAGGTAAAAAGGTAACCAGTGACGACAATAACGCTAGAGTTAAAGCCGTTAGTGGTAAAACAGTAAAAGAGGCTCTAGCTACGGGTCTTTATACTGCTACTGACCTTAACTATGACATTAATAAAATTAAAACTTTAGAGATTGTCAATGGTTAATAAACCTATACGGTGCGATGAGTGTAGGGAGCGTATTATCCCTACATTCTTCGGTAAAAATCAAACTAAAGTGTGGACCAAATATTCAACGCTAGTTGATAAAGATAAACCGTATCACACTAAAGACGTATGCCTAAGTTGTTATAAAAAATTTAACAATGGTAAAGACCCTAGTGATTTTGGTTTACTATCATAGGCATCCCGTTAATACTATTTAAGTAATATTTTTATAAGGAGAATAAAAATGCAAACTGAAGAAAATAATAACAATAATAAATATAAACCATACTTTGACCTACTTGACACTATGCAAGGCGGTATGAATATGTATGGTGCACCAGCTATGTTAAGGGAGTTATTTCCTACTTTAGCTAAACGTGAGGCTATGGATATTACTGCCGCATGGATGAAAAGTAAGGTAGGTAGTGATGAGTAGAGAAATACCTGAAGGCGTAAAAATACTAGATGCCGAACCAGTAGAGGTAAAAAATCCGTATACTGGTGAGGGAGTTACCTTACAACCAGACGCAGTAGCTGTGTATGACTGGGTAAAAGGTAGCGAGTTATTTAAAGACTACGATAGCGTGCGTAAAGGTCTTGATTGGTTTAGGGTTAATGAGCCTGACGCTTATATGGTGTTGTTAGACTAATGGCTAAAAGGACACGTGCCGAAACGTTAACTAATCTCAGGGCTCATGGTATTGAGCCCGAGAAAGAGTTTTTAGATGACTTTACTAAGTTCGGTAAAGTAACTCAAGACAGGCTTATAGAAACTTTTAAACAGTTTCCCAATATCGAGAGTAGATATAAATTTATAAATAAGGAGAAAGTATGAATTTAGAAGACAGTAAAGGCACTTTAATAAACGCAATAAGTGATCTACCTTTTAGTAACGGTGAGGCGTTATCTATTACCCCGCCTATGACTAAAGACTTAATTGATAAATGCCCTGAGTTTAGTCAAACCACTAAAATTATATTTTGGGCTGACGGTAGATACGTCATGCTTCATTGTGATACGGCGGATAAAGGTAACTTCACTAGTCACCGCTCAGCGCATAGTCTTATAAATCTTATTGACGACGCAGTTATATTAGCTTGGGCTAACGAAGAAGTTTAGTAAATGACCGACGAGAAACGTAGAACACTACGGGTTATTTTTGTGCTGTGGGTCATCTTTATATTCTTTTAGACTATCCTTTACTATGTATTTGATGTTTTTTATATTATTTATAGTTAAATTTTATATTAGGAGTAAATATGAGTAAGACTATATTACAAAAAGGTTATGAAAAATTGACCATGCTTGAACACAACAGCGAGAAATTAATGTTGATTGGGGCTTATGATGCTACGGGTAAACCGATGCTAATATTGGCTTTACGGGAAGATGATAACGTAACGCCCATAGCTAAAATACTTACAGAAAATGATATTGATAGTATTGAGCCTAATTGGGACTACACTGAAAAAATTACAGACGTAGTTGAAGGAGCTAAAGCTATTGATGATAGAATGTTTATAAAATCTTTTCAGGGTCAATACCCTAAGATAGATGAGTACTTTGATAGGGCGGATTACTAAACCGCCACTATCCTTTACTTTACTTTTGATCATTAGTATATTATTAATAGTAACTATATAGGAGTAAATTATGTTATGTTCAATGTGTAGAACTAAAATACCTACCGAACGCAATAGGTTAGGTTATTCTACCTGCCTTGAGTGTGGTGAGGTTGCAGCTCAAAAACTAGCTAACCAGCGTAAAAAACAGGTAGCACCAACGTATAATAAAGGTGCTTACCAGTATATTACGCTCAACGACACTAAGACTATTGGGAGGTAGTTATTATGAAAGATAATTTAAAATCAAATATACAACTTTGTAAAGACCTATACGATGAAAGATTAGGCGTAGGTAATTGGGCTTTGACTAACTACGGCGGAGGCACTAAAGTATTAGTAAGAAACGAGCAAGGTTTTCACTATGGTTATTGTCAGCTCAAAGAAAGTATGGTTGACGATATAAATAAATACTTTAACAATGATGAAGAATTATTGTTAAGACATAGCTTCGGCGGTGTGTGATGGCTAAAAAGTTTACCTTTGATATCGGTAAAGGTTTTGTTCAAGAAGACAAAGAACTTAAAGATTGCCCCGAGTGCTGTGGCGAGGGCTTTGACCTTGATACCTTTTACGAAACAGACGGTGAAGAGGAAGATTGTTATTTATGTGGTGGTACGGGTAAGTATGAGGACTTAGTTAATCATAAAGATTAATTTGACTATCCTATACCATGTAATTGATCCCGCCTATACTATTTATAGTTAATAAATAAGGAATAATAACTATGTATGATTCAAATATCAATCAATATAAAATGCGTTGTAAAGAATGTCTTACTGTTACGGTTAGTAAGTTCCCTCTTAACGTAGGCGAACCCTGTGAACCTTGTCATGAGGAACACGCTGGTACTAAACCTACTAAAGATTCTTACCTAGCCGAATACTGGAAGCCATTCCCTGATTCTGCGTAGTTATAAATATATAGGAGAAAAATATGAAAAATGATTTATTAAAAGATTGGTCTATTGATCAAAGCACTAGGTTTTTAATATACAAAGCCGATACTGCCGACGAGCAGGTATATACCGACTTAGCTAACCAGCCAGGACTTATAACTATTTATGCTATTCTAGGTAAAGAGTTATGGGGCGCAGGTTCACTAGGGCAAGGTGATTTATTAGAGGGGTTAATATAATGGGATTAGATTGTTTTATAGTTCACGGTAATGACCGTGATAGAGTATTTACGTACGAAGACGATGAGCGTATAAAAGACGTGAATTTATGCGGAAGTATGTTTAGTGGGTATGGTTATAACGGGTCGTTTAGGGGTAAAGTCTATGAGCCTATTATACAAGAATTAAGTGAGGGTAGGCATACTTGGTATATACAACAAGACGAAGACGCCTATATACCCAGCGTAGCACTCAAAGAACAGGCAAATCTACTAGCTGAGTTAATACAAGCTCAAACAGAAATAGCTGATGAGGAAGGTGAAACTTACGATGACGATACTATTATCTACACCACTGGTAATACCAATGGTAGTATTTACTCTTCATACACTGGTGAAGAGTTTACCTTAAAAACCATACGAGACTTAGAAACCTTGCTCCGTGTGGCAGCTGAGCGTGGGGCTGTTATGACGGTATGGTATTAATTATAAAATCACCATTAGCCATGGTGTTTACCTGAGGAACGGGGGGCGTAA